CTTATATACAGTGAACGAATCTGTTAGTACATAAAATGGTACATCGTTTCCGCGATCAAAAATGTCCGGATTATTATCATCCCATGCAGAATACGTATCTCCAGAAACCCAATTATAACGAGGGATTAGATTGATGACATCGACTCCAGTAATGCTCTTAAGAGCAATCATATTGCGATCAGCATCCTGAGTAGTAAGAAGTGAGTCGACTGGATTACCACTATTTGGTGCAACATCTGTTGTGCCCGTAAGCGACGTTGACCACTTATCAGACTTTCCGATGAAAAGATATACGTTCTCGGAGTCGGACGTGATGTTATTCTTGAAGTTCTTCGCGTTTAAATTGCGAAAGTCTGATGTGATAATGGCTGACATAGTGACTTAGAAATTACGTTGTAGAATTACCGCTCCGGTATTGTAGTAAGGAATGACGTTATTTATAGAGTCCTGGATAGTGTATTGAATGAAACGATCTATCGGATTTTCATTGATAAACTTTGTGGATTCTAGTGTTCTATGGGTAGCAAATTGCAGTCCAGGATTCTGGCCCTCGAACTGAAGTATGAGTTTGATGGCGTAATCTGCCAATGCCCTCATATTCTGATAGTTTAGAACAGGATCTCCGTCAGGATTGATAGTGATATAATCGGCATAAGCAAGTTCGATCAGATTGACAAGATCGGCAGCAGAAATCAATCCAGGCTGATTAAGTGGCATTCTACTGTTTAGCTTTTCGGATAGCTGCTGAATTGCCTCAAGTACCAGGAAGATCTGCCCAAAGAATATAAATCCTGCAGGATGAACTAGACGGTTAAATGGATCTTTCCATGCATCGACGTTCAAGCCAGTCTTAACTACATAAGAATATCTTTGATAATAATACGAATCGTGCAGCTTCTTAATGTTTGATGTAAACCCGTTTGAATCAGAATATTGAGAAGCAACCAAGGAAACTCCGCTGATTGATGTAGAAGCTACGGTTTGATCCACGCCCACTACATAAGTGCCTACTCCCCCAGTCGTGGATGGTCCAAATTGCTTGATCGTTGTTCCTGGTAAAACTCTACCACCGTAAATTTTAGATCCAATAGTGATTGCGCCAGATTTTATACCACTGACAGTTAATGTTGCTCCAGATATACTACCAGTAAATTCAGCCCCGGCCGCAGAGAAAGTTGTTCCAGATTTAACAATTTGCGTGAGAGTAGTTGAACTTACAGTTTGGCTGAAGTTGACAACATATGTTCCAGTTCCGCCAGACCCAGTTATAGTTTTGGTTATTGATGCGCTACCTAAATCCGATGTATAAGTTGCTGAAGCAATTGAATTAAAAACTACGAACGTAAAGGTAGTACTATTTGGAATAGATGCGATGGTCCAAGATCCGTTTAATTTCAACTGTTCTGTGCCAACAGCTCCAGAAATTTCAATAATATCTCCGGCAGTATATCCACTTGTCGAAGCAACTGTTGCAGTTACAGTAGTTGTTCCATTTGCAATATAATTAGTAACACTTGTAACAACTGCAGGGGGTGTTATGATAGTAGTGCCGGAAGTAACGCCGGTACCAATGATCTGAGTGCCTATTTCAATTTCAGAAGAACCAACGCCCATTGAAGTAACTGTTAGCGTTGTTCCAGAAATTGACCCAGTAAAAGTACTAGGTGTCCACAGTAAGGTATATGTTCCTGTACCACCTGATCCTGTTCCTAATCCAGAAATTTTTACAGTTGATGTGATTCCTGGACCGGATAAAACCATTCCTACTGCTATTGTACCAGATTCTACTGCAGTAACAGTTAAAGTATCTCCAGAAATAGATCCTGTAAAATATGCTCCAGAACTATTCATCGGTGTTTTACCAATGTTCTGACTTACACCAACAGAATACGTTCCGGTGTATCCTATGCCAGTTCCTAAACCATTGATGATTGTTCCAGGAGCAATTCCGGCTCCAGTAAGTAATACATCTTCGTCCAATGATCCAGATTCGACAGATGATACTGTAAGTGTGGTGCCAGAAATAGATCCAGTAAATTTGCTATTAACAGAGGTCCAATTACCAGATGATGGCTTAAAAGTATCGGTAAATGGATAATATACTTCAGCGCTTTGTTGGAATATGATTCTGAAGAAAAGCTCGATTGAGTTTTCCGAGCCTCTTAGAGAGTAATACTTTAGTAGATTTTTATACAGATTAACTGTATCTGTAGTAAATTTACCCGGAACGTTAATAGCTGTTTCACGTTGTAGTACCTCGAGATATCTGTTTGTGGCTCTATCAATATCTCGTTCTTCCATAATGCGATTAATCTCAAAGCTTGGATTATCGTAAATGTTCTGAACAGTAGAAATATTTCTGGTGCAATTTGATTCTGTACCAACTAAAGCTTCTCCACGAACAAATTCACCATCGGCATTGTGTACTAATAGAATATTATTGTCAAACTTAGCAACAGTTGCAGTAATGATACCTCCTGCGGAAGTACTCATTTCTACTTCTTCGCCAATTTTATATTGGCCAGCACCCGCCTGAACAGTAATAAAAAACGAAGTTTTACCATCTCGATTTACGAGGTCATAGTAATCTTTCAGAAATTCTACTAGCACTGCTGATTTTTCGCGCAGCGCATCAGGTATAAGAGACTCAACTCTTACTGCTTCTTTTGTTTTTTTCTTGACGCTGACTGTCGACTCAACGTAGGACATAATTAGCGATGTCGAGGTGTCGTGGTATATGAACTTGTTCCTGCTGCGCCTGAAACAGCAATTGCATCAATTTCGGCTTTTACAGTAACATATGTCTGATCTATTTCGAGCAACTGATTTCTTTTTGGAGCAATGTCAAACGAGTTTGGTAAAGCAATAATGCGAATGTCTGGTGGATTTACGTTTACTGTTGTGTAATCTACTGTAAAACGATTTAGCACTACTCTTCCAGCGCTAGAATATATTCTACCAGCATTTGCAATCTTCTTTCGATTACCTTCTACTACTCTATAAATGTAAACATTTCTATCAGTTGTACCAGCAATTGGTTCGTCGCCAAAAAAGTGTTCTAAACCTCCCATCATAAACCCGGATGAAGAAAGAACAGCTGTTGTCGATTGTGTGGTATATGTCGGTACTGGAAAATCGAGTGTAAATGAATTCGTCAAACCATTTGGTTTTGGTGTAATCCACTTGAACATATACGGACGAGCAACCGAATTAAGAATCGATGGCTCAGAGTTATCGATTGATCCTAGGAACTGAGAGAAACGAAATACGCCGTCAAATTTTTGTAAGTTCTGGTCATTGTACTTACGAATGATGTCACGGACATATGATTCAAGTGCAGGTGTAGTCTTGTCAGTTAAATTAGAATTGTATTTGATAAAGGCTTCGACCTCCAAATAAGTAAATTCTGGATCAATTATGACCGGCTCAATTGATACGACGTTTTTACCTTTTAAAATGCTATCGGTGATCTGAAGTTTTTCGGCTTCATTTAAGAAATCTTTACCAGAAGGCTTAATTGCGATGTAGACTTTACCATAATTTGGCTCAGGATCTGTTTCGCCGCCCCAAACAGAAATAGCATCGATTCCTCCAAACTCGCGGAGAATGATCGCGCGGTAATCTTCGGAAGTTACTGCACGATTTTGTGTGATAAATGCCAGCGGAGAATTGTAACGAATCGATTCGGTGCTTTCCTTTTCTGCACCGCCGTACGAATTTGTTATCGTAGTTATTACCGCACTATTTACTGGAATAGTTGCTGTCGCGCCTGTTGTTGATCCTGGTATTATGTATGTAAATGCTTGTGCGGATTGAAAATTGGCAGCGCCATTTGCAATTCTGCCATTTGTATAAACATACTCGATCTCGACAATATTATTTGATCCAGGCTTGATGCCTAGATTATTGTCGCCAAAATAAACCTCGTATTTGCCATCAGCATTTTCCTGCAAGAAATAAACCTTTGATGAATTATTTAAGCCGATCAGAGTACTGAACTGAGTATAGATGGAAAATTCCTCGCCATCGTTGACACGAACTCTCATTGTAGTAGAATCTACAGTAGTATCAGGAATTTCATATTTCTGATTCTCGATCAATTCATCCACACGATAAATCATTTTCTTTAACGTGCCCTGTTTAAGAACTACGCTAGTAAATGTGTAAGTATTCGTTGCTATGTTTAGCGGAACAGCTGGTTTTGGTTCTAGTACTACAAATGTATACTTCGAAGAGTCAACTGTAGTACTAAATTTATGTCCTCTATCCAAAGACAAGAATGGTGGTGGATTCGATGTTGGCGCCGTTACTACCACATCCACTACTGCAGTAGATGCAATTGTTGAACGCGGAACATATCCTAGAAGCTTAGCGTGAGAAACAACGTTGCCGCGCAATTGTGCAGAATCCAAGAATGCTTCGTTTAGCGCTAGGTGTGCTGTGACGGCATTGTAGTGCGTATTGTACGCTAAAACGTCAAGTAAAATTGACAGGCCAGATCCGTCGAAGTCCCAGTCATTGTACTTGCTTTGATTCTTGAAGTGTGACTTGATCGACTCTTTAAGTGTCGCGAAGTCTAGTTCTGAAACATTGATCTGTGCCATAGGTAGAAAGTATTAGCGGATTCTCTTAAGGTAAAGAGTTATGTCCACTCTTTGATCGATTGCGATGACGCGAAAGCCGATATTGATATTGTATGCATTTCTATCAGAATTATCAATGATCTCTACAACTACACTATCGGCGCGCGGTTCAAACTTTTTGATTACACGCTTGATCTCTTCGCGCATTGCTGACATAGTAAAGTTATCAGCCGGCTCGAATAACAATGCTGACACATTTGACCCCAGCGCAGGCTGAAAGGGTCTATCATAGAAATTGCTTAAAATAAGATTCTTAATTGAGTTCTTAACGGCGTCAAT